CAAGTCCGGTGCGAATTTGCAGAAGCGGTTGCATCGCTTCTTTCAGAATCACCGTATACATGGCACGGCGAAGTACGTCGGCTTCCTTTTGACGGATGCGCGCGGCACCCTCATTAGCCATCGGATTGTTCCCCGCTTTGCTATACCCGTGGCTAGCAGAAGTTGCGTTCGGCGGTGTCGGGGCTGAATGCTCATTGACCTTGGTCGAACCCGACTGTGGCTTCTGCCCAGGCGGTACGCCGTTGCCCTGGGCTGATGGGTTGGGCTCTTGTTTGAACCCCGCCACTGCTGGTGGAGTGGGCACGTTGATGATCGGCGGCGCGGTCGGTGGAATCTTCGCCGTGAGTTCTTCTTGCACCGATTGCGCGTTGACGACATCGGGATTGTGTTTGTTGTCTTGCCCGTACACATGCGCAATCGACATACCGGCTTTTGCTTCCACGACCATCATCCCCCACATTTCGTAGAAGTCATACGACGAGATGCCGAGTTCTTTTGCCGCAAGCGTTGCAGAGATCGACTTCGGCAACCACTCCATCGCCTCCATAAGCGCAATGTCTTTCAACTTTGCACTACGATCTTCTTGTGCAATCGAAGGGAACGAAAACTCTAACAGTTCACGCGCAAACTTACCGGACTTTTTGATTGCCTCGATGCGTTTCTTCTGCTTTGGATTCAGCGGTGCGCGACCTTTGATGTTGGTGTTTTGTCCAACGAGCGCGCCACCTTCGGTGAGCGATTCACGCGACGTTACCGTTTCTTTGCGCGTGACGTTTGTGTTCTTCGCAGACGCAAGTGCTTGACGATGCTCGTTGTTCTGCTGATTAAGCGCAAGTTCATGTTGTTGATCGGACTGTTTACCAACTGCGTCCGACTGTTGTTGCGCTTGTTGTTTTGCGGCTTCTTCTTGTTGCTCACGTTGTTCTTTTTGTGCAGTTTCAACTTCGCCTTTGACATCATCACGATTGGGAAGTTCTGCTTCCGTTGTTTCCAAACGTTTGACAGTGCGTGCATCACGTAATACATCGTCGATGTTGACGATGCCACTATCAGCGAGATTCTTAATCACGCGGTCAAACACCGTGTACGCAATTCGCATCTCAAACTGTTGGCGCGATTCATAGCGTTTTGTACCCGGCTCAACAGCAGTGAGTACACCGGCACGCGCACCACGCGCAGACATACCGATAAACTCTTTTGGTTGACCCGTACCCACCGCTAGAGCATTTGCAAGTGAGTCAATCATCGGCGTAATGTTGCTACTGCTCATAGCCGACTGCTTGGCTTCAAGTTTTACTGCGTTGGTATGCACAAACGTTGAACCCGGTGAGAACGGATCGGGCAGTTGCAAACCAAGCGCCGTTACATCGCTGTCGCCGGAATTAACCGTGATGTCCCAACAGAATGCACCTTCAAGAATACCCTTGACGACATGCGCATTCATCAAGTCTTTCATGCGCTTTGCCCACCCGAGAATTGAAAATAGATCGGTGCGGCCACGCTTTTCGTACTCGGATACATTCAACTTGAAATGACTGATTTGATTCGCAGGGATTTGACGAATCACATACTTTAGCTGTGGCATATTGGGTTTGGTATACATCTGCATAGGCGTACTGTATTGCTGATGATAGTAGTACACTTTGCGGATGTCTTCGGGATCGGTCACGACTTCCCAAATGGTTGATGGGTCAGCAGTGCGAAAATCAGTGCGACCGCGTTCACCATCATCATCGTACCACTCAATAAATATCTCGCCCGCCCACCAACAGTCGGTCATCATGTTCTCGAAACGCGCGTAGAATTCAGTGCGATCCGTAAACTCTCGCAGTTCTTCATCGAGATCAACATTGTTGCACGTATGGTCGATACCGCGACCGAGTGTAAAGTACGTCGTAAGCATGATGAGTTGATGCGCCCACGGATTATGGTTGAACGCTTCAAACGCTTTTGCGTGCATGTCAAGATACTGATGCAGATACAGTTGCTTGGCCCAGGGTCCGCCCATCATCGGAATGTACTCTTGGTCTGGGTTGCGTCCGTTACCGTAGACTGCGGCTGGGCCTGTTATGTAATCTGATCCGAATCCGCCCGCGTTTGTATCTTCACCGGCAGAGAAGTTATCTTCACGCAGTTTGGTACGTGTTTGTTCGAGTGTGTAGCCTTCGCGCATGCGCGTTGTAAAGGCATTGAGGACCAATTCTGTTGCCCGGTCGATTTGCGTCTCGCGTGTTGCTTTCGATGCTTCGCGAAGTTGCTTCGGTGGTAGAATTCGATTAGTGAGGTCGCTTGTCCAACTCTCACTTTTCTTCAATGCTTCAAGCAAGTCTACGCGATTTGAGTACCGATGTGTGCGATACGTCTTACCGTCAACACTTGCCTCATACAGCGTCGCTTGAACATCACCAATCGAAACGCCGTTGTGATCCGCTTGAAACGAAAGATCAAACGGAACATACTTTGGATTCTCTAGCCCGTTAAACTCCGTGTCGGGATCGTAATCACTGCCTTTGCCGGTAGTGACTTGACTAAACACTTTGCGTGTACCGTTGCTATTTGACTGCGCAGGAAGTTTAATCGTCTCGCGCACGACTTCATTAGCCGGAACGAGTCCGAGTGTCATCAACCCGCGTGCAATCAATCTCGGAAGCGTTGACATTTAATACCTCGAACTTTGCTCGTAGTGTCGTGCGGTTCCAATGATTGCCGTAGCACGTTTGGTGCGCACGTTAATTGATTTCGGGGATGCCTGTGACTCGGACATCGCGATCAAATAATAGTTGGTTGCGTGTGCGTAGTGGTCCTCTCCCAAACGTTTGTAGATTGCACGCATTACTGCGCCTTCATCATCCATTTCGTTTTCTTTTGCGAGGTTGCACACTTGCGGTACAAAGTTATCGGGGATGTTACGCGGTAACATAACATCGCGCAGAATGATTTGCTCGTACATTGCATCGAGTGATTCTGTACGGTTCACGGTGACTTTATGTTCACGCTTGTCACCTGCGTCTGCCGGTTGCGTCCATGTGTAATCACCTTTTTGATCTTTGTTGTAGTAGCACAGAAACACACGACCGGGAAACCGTTCCGAAAACGAACGCGCACTGTGTTGATTCGGCGTACCATCAATGACGCAACGATCTACTTCATACGTGCGCATTATCGCATCAAGTTCTTCAAACTTCTCTACTATGCGGATGAGCAACACATCATGCTTTTTGCCGTACTTCTCACGCTTACCGATAACGATGTGGAGTGCATCACCCTTTTGATCGACACCCATGAACGTATGTGCTTCGGGGTGCATCTCGTACTCTCCGCGACACGCATTCACCATGTCGGGTGTAACACGCGTTGATGCAGACGAATACGGAATGCCAAGCTTCGAACGCATAAACTCAGGACGGCGACGACCTGATTCGTATTCCACCATCATATCAGCAAGATCAAGGTATGACGAATACAATCCGCTTACATGATAGCCGCGCACACGTTTGATCGACGGCGACTCTGCAATCCACACACCGTACCCAGGTTCGAGTTTCGCCATGCACTTGCGACACTGCAAATACGCTTCGGTTTCGCTTACGCGTTTGACACAATCAGGGAATTGAAACTCCATGATGTTACGCGTTCCGCACTTCTTGCAAATGAGGTTCCAGTAACGACGATCAGAAAGGCGAAACTCACGATCAATTCCGTAACCATCAAAAGTTGGAGTTGAGAGTTTCAAGCGCCATTTGAGCATTGAGTGATTCAAACGTTGGTCGGCAAGTGCTTCCGATGTTTCTGAAACTTCGTCAAGTTCATCAAAGATCAAACAATCAGCCGGAATACTTTTCATGGCAATCGACGACTTCATTCCACGAAAGTATAGCCAACCACGACCGACACGACGCAAACCAAGTGAATCATCTTTACCGATGATGTTTTGCAAATGCGGAGAATGATCCATCATCGGTGCAACACGCGTCTTTGAAAAGTCCTGCACATCAGTATCAGTTGGGAAAAAGTAGATCGTGTTCTTCCCAAGTTTGTCACAAACGAACAGAGACTTAACAACTGCATAGATGCTAAGTCCCATTTGTGCAGATTTTTCGATCACCTGATACTTGTGACTGTCTAAGTAGATGTCAATCAAGTAGTTGTGAAGATCAAACGAGAACTTTGTACCGTCTTCTAAATACAAATACTCCTCTGCGTATCCGTATTGAGTTCTATTAGCGGCTTCGCGCGCAATATCTTCGTTAGAGATCATCGCGTCCGCTCCCCGGTGTTACATCAATGATGTCTACACTCGGCAAACCGCGCTTGTTCTGTTCGCTTTTACGCAAAAGTGCGGCAAGATCAGAATCTTTAAGCTCGATCTTCAACGTTTGCACTGTGCTGTTCTCGCTACGATC